GTTCTTAATTATTTTAATACATAGTGATTTATGAAGTGGTTGAAAGATGATTCGTACAATGCGATGAAACAAGCGGCCGACAACTGGGACAAACTTCTGAATAAGGTACTGGGTGATAACCCGGACATGAAAGCGGAAGACGTAACAGTGGATCAGCTGCTCGATTCGATCGAGAGCACCGGTAATACCTCCGACTTACAGGAGCAATTATCGACCGCCCAAGAAGAGTTGAAAGAGAAAGACACACTGATTGAGCAACTTCAATCAGACGTGGCAGAGCTAAAGGGAACACCGGCAGGCAAAAAGCCGGAAGCAAAAGTAAAGCAAGAGCCGACCGCCGAGACCGGAGACATCAAGGATTTCGCCGATAAGCATGAGGATGATACCCTCGCTATCATGGCCGAGGCTGAGAAAACAGGATTTTTTAAACACTAAGAACAATGGCAAAACAAGGCATTTTAGATATTGAGAAACTGAATCGTTACGCGAAGGATTACGATAACGTGTTGCGTACCCTTCCCTATTTCACGTTTCAGGAGTTCGCCGCGGCCATGAAGCTCAACGTGATCGAGATCGAGAATGAGGACGTGATCGTGAACGCTCGCCGCAAAGCCGGACACACCGGCCCATATAAAGCCGGGGCCGAGATTAAGTATCCCGATGAAATCGGTAAATTGGTAGAGATGTCCATCAAACCGGAACTTACCGTTTCTCGTTTGAAGGATAACATCTTAAATTATACGGAGAAACGTATTCTCTCCAACGCCGGAGAGAAGGTGGACCATACGGTAAAGAAACACCCCATGGAGAAATTCGTGGTGGATAATCACATCATCAGCCATTCGGAGGATATCACTTTCTCCGCTTTCTTCGCCGAGAGAAACGACAATGTGTATAGCCCGATGAGTTCTTTCACCGGATTTTTCCCTTGGATCGATCATTTCAAGACAACGAAGGATATCACCATGGCGAATCGTAACCTAGTACGTACCGGTACGTTTGGCGGTGGTGACGGTGTAGATGATTACGATCGTCTGGTCAACTTCTTACGTGCGGCACATCCTTTCTTACGCCGTAAAGCGATCCTGTATTATGCCAACGAGATCGAGTTGATCTGTAAGGAGGCTTACCGGCAAAAGACAAAAGCGTTCGCCCGCCCATCCACCGAGGAGTTTTGGAAGGCGGTCAAGGACGACGCCAAGTTCCCGGGACTGGAACCTGTCACCCATGAGGCATATGGAACAGGGCAGGCCTTGATCTTAATCCGTCCCGGAATGCTGGATTTTGGCGTGAATACGAAGAAGGCGACCCGGTTCGTCCAGATCCGCGATATCTTCGAGGACCCGAACGAGGTTCAGTTCTGGCTACAGGCCGGGTACGGTACCCGCTTTCAGGATATCCATCCGAAGGTATTCCAGATCAACGAGTTCACCAATGAGGGCGTTGATTTGGCGGGCGACTACGTAACCGGTGCCGCCCTGACCGTCACGATCGAGAGCGACGAGGCCATAGAAGCCGGTGCCGCTTGGAAGGTGGGCGAGAACGGCGAGTGGATGAGAAGCGGAGCTACCCTTTTAGGCATACCTAAAGGTGAGCAAACGGTATCCTTCAAGGATATCGCCGGTTATACCAAGCCGGCAGACGTGAAAGTCACGGTAGCCGATGGAGAGGACTTCACCGCTTCCGGTACTTATACCAAATCGTAAAACCAGTAAATAAATAAAACGATGAAAGATTTCAGAAAAGTTTTGTCCGTATTGTTTCTGCTAGCGGTGCTATCCGTCCTCTTCATGGGGGCGGACGTTCCGGCGGATTATGTGATGTGCGCCTCGTTTGGCCCTGTTTTATGGCCAGCCGGAGCGGACAATATGGGGGGTTATAAAGGTCGTATCGCCTTTATTCCGGAAACCTCAGTCTCTGTCGTCCCCACGCTCCCCAAAGAGGCCAAGGCCACAGCCGATTTCGTGACGGCGACAGGAGCTTTTACCTTTTTAGAGTCGGGAGGTAAACCGACACCTATTTACGCGACACGGGCAACCGTAGGATACAAAGCGGAGTCTCAAGGCGAGACAGATTGTAAAAGTTACAAGATCAGCGGCGAGTTCTTCCACCCCGGCAAGAAAGTGGAAGCCGCCGCTTTCGCCCGGCAGATCTGCAATACGCCCGGCTATTTGATCATCGAGGACAACGAGAGCCAGCAGCTTATCGGACAGCCCGGCTATCCTTGTACGGTTACCGCCTCTTTCGACGGCGGCAAGGCGGCGGCCGACAAAAGAGGTTGGTCCTTCACTTTCGAGGCCGATAGCCCCGCCCCTATGATTATCATGGGAACGCCTATCGATATAGACGCATTATTCACCGGGGTAGCTCCTACTCCACCGGAAGGAGGTTCTTAAATGATAACATTACAAAACTGGTTAGCGGACCGTAAGCGTAAATACGCGGACGGTCTAGCGCTTTTTCAAGCTCTAGCTCCGGAGGAGATGAGAAAGAAGTATATCGCTTTCTTTAGCGAGGTAAAGGAGGTTCCGCAGTTCGATTCCCATTTCACCGTATTGGTGAATAAGTTGACAACCGTAGCGCGCCTATCGTCGGCCCAACCCCAGATAACAATCTCCGAACGGGGTTCGATACTCTTGAAAACAGCGGTCGCGGCAACAAAGGCGATCGAGAAAACAGCGAATCAGCTAAAAGGCGATAAAGTCTTAAAAGAAATCCTCGTGAAAGAATCCGAGCTATTCAAGCTACAAGACAAGATCACCGAGCTGGAGGAAGACAATGACGATAAATCCGGAGAGATCGATCAATTGCAAGCCGAGCTGGAGGAAGCGCAGGAAGAGTTGCAAGAACTGCAAGATCAATTCGCCCTGTTACGGCCCGGAGCGAAGATCGCCACGTACTCCTCCCTTCCGGATAACATCCGTACGATCTTCGACGAGGTCCGCCAGATCACCCCCTTGTACGCCGCCTTATTCACGGAGATGCAGAACGAGGCCCTTACTCCGGAGCAACGCAAGCCGATCGCCGATCAGGTACATGAGCTTTGGACCCGCCGTGCCAAGCTATGGGACCAGATCGACGCTTGGGCCGAGGGTAAGCAGATCCAGTTAAAAACCGAGGTTCAAAAAACCGAGGAGCTCCCGGCCGATCAATTGCTGAAAGGTATGCAAATCGCCAACCGGATCGAACGACTGAGGGAGAATATCCGGCGCACGGAAACCTCTATCGCCCAACATGAGAAAAACGGAAAGCTTAACCTCCGGCAAAAAGCAGAGCAACGCTTGGCCGATTACAAACGTGAGCTGGCGGAACTGGAAGGCATGAAGTAATGAGTATAAAAGCTTTCGAAAAGATCATGCCCGGAATTAATCCCGGAGTGATTGGCTTTCAACACAAAGGAGAATGGGCAATCCACGAGGCATTGACTGTTCTCCTTTCTCGTACAGGGCCAGCAAATGTAATGATGGAAACATTCAATATATCGGAAGATGCGCTTCGACCTATGTTTTTCGAGATAGAGAAAGGTAACATAACCAATCTCAAATTGATCTTAGATATGAATGTAAAAAGGCATAAATTGGAAATGCTTTTATTTGCGGCAAGTATTACTACAAATATCCGAATAGCATCTTGCCACGCAAAAGTTTTGCTTATCCACAATGATCGTTTCAAAGTAGGAATCATCGGCAGCGCAAACGCAAATCAGCCAATTAGATACGAAGCTGGATTCATATTTTCAGAACCACGGTTGTTTGACTTCTTTGAAACTAAGTTTACTCAAGTGTTTAACGAAGACTCTATACCTTTTGAATGGAACTCACCATAGAGCAAATAAAGGATATTGAAGAAATGTCAGCGGCATTATTACCGCCTTCTGAAATAGCTATACTGATCGATATTCCTTCCGATCAGCATAATTTATTTTGTGAAGTCATCTCCCATATATGCGGCATATCAAAAAGGGAAACTTCGCACCAAATATGAGCTTCGCAAAACAGTTGTCAAATTGGCTAAAGCAGGATCACCTGCAGCCGAGCCACTTGCCGATAAATATATATTAGAACAAATAGCCAAAGAATGAGTAAAGAATTTACGACATATGATAAAATAGCCACGGTACTTTTTAAAGGCCATGAAGAAGCGGCTAATCTTCTTTCTAACCGAGAACTTGCACAAAAAGACCGATGGATGTTATGTGTATCGAAGTTATTGGAAGATCCGATGACTGCCGATAAAGAAATAGTATCTTTCCTGACAGGCGGTTGTGGCGGAAATTGTGAGCCTGTCTCAACAGCGACAGCTTATCGGGATCTGGCCTCTATCCGGAGACTCGTAGGAAATGTACAGTTAGCCGGCAAGAACTGGTATCGTTACATGGTGATCGAGGCCGCCAAGGAAGGTATCCGCATCGCCCGGGAAGCCAAAGACCCCAAAGGTATCGCCGCCAACGCGGACAAGATCGGTAAATACACCCGCTCCAATAAAGAAGACGATGACATTGATCGAAGCGCTTGGGAACCACCCTGCTTTGAGCCATCCGATGATGTCACGTTAATGGGAGATGATTTCAAGCCTATCCCTAATCTTGAAGAAGAAAGGAAATCATTCCGGGCATTGTTCAAGCAAGATCATGATATCGTAGATATTGAACCCATTACAGACGACTATGGCACTGATGACTGAACCTTTCACCCGTAAAGCGAAAGAGGCGCAACGCAAGTTTTTCAATAAGATGCAACGCATGGGAATGGCGATCGCCGCCCACGACGAGTATTGGGTGTGTAGCCGTG